GATAGGATATCTAGGACACATTCCCTCAGTTACAATTAGAATCAGAAGACTAAAGGATGGGTACCTGCAACTGATTGGAAACAAGGTTGTTTATTTTAGAAATTTCGGGGCTACAAATGCCAACCCAGTCACAAACGATTCATCCCCCAATGAGATTTTGCACTATAAAGAATACTCACCCCTAAATACATTTTATGGAGTTCCAGATGTCGTATCTGCTCTTGGGTCACTAATTGGAGAGCAACTAGCATCACAATATAATATCGACTTCTTTGAGAACAAGGCAGTTCCAAGATACGTGATTGTACTAAAGGGAGCCAACCTGTCAAGTGACTCAGAAGACAAGATGTTTCAGTTCCTCAAGACCAGCCTAAAAGGGCAGAATCACAGAACTCTCTACATCCCTCTTCCAGCAGACACGCAGGACAGTAAGGTTACTTTTGAGATGATTCCACTAGAAAACGGAGTCCAGGAAGGATCTTTCAAGGAATACAGAAAGCAGAACAGAGATGACATTTTTGCAGCACACCAGATGCCATCATCAAAGATTGGTGTCTCAGACTCTGGTTTGGCTGCAGCACTTTCTCAGGATAGAAACTTCAAAGAGCAGATTGCTAGACCGTCTCAGCAAAACCTAGAAAAACTCATAAACAGAGTAATCAAGGAGAAGACAGATGTTGTGGTGCTCAAGTTTAACGAATTGACGCTTACAGACGAGATCGCTCAGTCTCAGATCTACGAGAGATATGCCAAGAACCAGATTCTTGTGCCTAATGAAATCAGAGTGGCGCTTGGCTATCCACGTCGCAAGGGTGGAGACGAGCCTCTAATTCTTAATCCAAAAGACGCATCTGATGCAGAAGGCGTTGGTTCAAAAACGCGGGATGCCGAAAGAACAAACAATAACTCTGATAGCCCATCAACCGTCTCTGGTAGGAATCCAAAGGGTTCTGGTAGGGCATCTCAATAAATGAGATCTACGTCAAAACGTTTGGTATAATTGGACTAATATGATTATGGAAAAGGCTCAGTGGTCGACCCAAGGACTCAATGTTCGAGTAACCCTGCCTATCAGCAAGGTTGACGTAGAACGAAGAATCGTCTCTGGCTTTGCGACTTTAGACAACATAGACAAGCAGGACGACATTGTTGAAACTGCTGCCTCTGTATCTGCATTCAAAAGATTTAAGGGAAACATCAGAGAGATGCACCAGCCAATCGCTGTTGGCAAGATTGTCTCATTTAAAGAAGACCGCTACTTCGATCCAGAAACAAAGAAGTTTTATAATGGTATTTTTGTCTCTGCCTACGTCTCTAAGGGAGCGCAAGACACATGGGAGAAGGTTCTTGATGGAACTCTTGCAGGATTCTCTATTGGTGGAAATATCACAAAAACAGCAGACGAGTTTAACAAAGATCTGAATAGATCAATCAGAATTATTAAAGAGTACGAACTCTTTGAGTTGTCCCTAGTGGATAGCCCAGCAAACCAGTTTGCCAGCGTAATCTCTATCCAAAAGTTTGATGGAGAGACTATTCTTGGCGGTTATCTTTCTAAGGCAGTTGTAGAGAATGTTTATTATTGCTCAACTGACCAACTAACCAAGGTTTCTGCAGATTCAGAAGAGTCTTGCCCAGCATGTACTGGCCCAATGAATAATATCGGTTTTGTAGAAAAAATGGAAAATACAGAAGACGATACAGAAATGATAAAGTTCTTAGTTGATAGTGCTAAAGGCATTAGTGCAATTAAGATGAATAAGGAGGTAAGTCCTATGACAGAAAATACAGAAGCAGTTGTAACAGAAGATATTGTTACAGATGTAGTTGTAGAAAAATCAGAGGTCGCTCCAGAGGCAAATGCTGAATCCGAAGCAGAAATTATTGAAAAGGCTGCTAAAAAGCCTATGCCAATGATGGATGATGAAAAAGAAACTCCTGCAGAGACTGCTAGTGAAACACCAGCAGACGAAGATGCAGAAGCAAAGGATAAGGCAAAAGCAAAGGTATCTAAGTCAGATGAGGCACTTGCTTCTGAGATTAAAGATATCAATGCTGCTATCACATCAGCCTTTAGCGAACTCGTTGTAACAATTAAGTCTTTACAAGACGATGTTGCATCACTAACAAAATCCCTAGGTACTGTAACACAAGATGTTGCAGATATTAATGGGAACTTTAATGAAATTGGAAAGAGAGTTGATTCTGCCGTGGCAGCAACCGCTTTCCGCAAGTCTGGCGATCTCGGCGAGATTGTGCAGTTAGAACCTGTGAAGGTTCAAAAATCCCTATGGGATGGTCGTTTCCTCAATACCGACCTTTTTAAATAACATAAATCACTAGGAGGTGAAAAATATGTCGGAAACAAAAGATACAGATATCGCTAAGTCTTTCGGACACCCAACTGGAGACGGATCACTCGTTTCTGGAGATATTGGTGGTGCCGTAGCAAGAGACGCTAACGGTGTTCTAACTCCAACTACTGTTCTTGGTAACATTGCAACAGCAAACTTTGGAGACAATACAGGACAAAACGCAGTCAATCCAACTGGTACGCCAGGTGGTATTCTTGCGCCTGAGCAGGCACAAAGATTCATTGACTATGTATGGGACGGAACTGTTCTCGCCAAAGATGGTCGCAAAGTAACAATGCGAGCAAATACTATGGAACTTGAAAAAGTTAACGTAGGAGAGAGAGTTATTCGTGCTGCTGCACAGGCAGACCCAACATACACAAACGCTGGTGCAACTTTCACAAAAGTTGAACTAACGACAAAGAAGATTCGTCTAGATTGGGAAATCTCTACAGAATCTCTCGAAGATAACATCGAAGGTGCACTTCTTGAAGACCGCATCGTTCGCTTAATGACATCGGCATTTGCTAATGACATTGAGGATCTTGCTATCAACGGCGATGGTGTAACAGGAGCATTCTTGTCAATCATGGACGGTTTCGTTAACAAGGTAAAGACTGAGGGTACATCCCACCAGTCTGTTGTTACTGTAGCCAACAATGCTTGGACTCCAGAAGTAATCCAGGACATCATCAATGCAATGCCACGTAAGTACCGCGCAATCAAGAAGAACCTAAAGTTCTATGCTGGTACAGATGTATTTGGAGGAATCGTTAAGAACAACGGTACTCTTGCAGATGCAGTAGCAGAAGCATACGGTCCAGCACTTGCTGGAACACAGGCCAACCGTCAGGCATATCTTGATGGTAACGGACAGACACTAGGTGACGCTCGCGTTACTCGTGCTCTGGGCATCACTGTCCAGGAAGTTCCTTACTACCCAGATGGCTACATTGACTTGACATTCTCTCAGAACCGCGTATGGGGTATGCAGAGAGATATCACAGTCAACAAGCAGTACCAACCAAAGAAAGACACATTTGAATACACAGTATTCATCCGTTTCGGACTTCAGTGGGAAGAACTTGACGCTGTTGCATGGGCAGACGCTGACTCAGTGTCTGGCTAATCCAAAGCCTTAAGGTGAGGGGGAGGGCTTCGGCTCTCCCCTTTGTCATACTCTGGTATAATTGCAGTTGGAGGATATAATGACATTAGTAGATGAATTAAAGGTAATGACTGTATTTGAGTTAAAATCTTATGCTAAAAAGCGCGGGATAGACTTATTCGGAATAACCACTAAAGCAGAGTTCCTAGAGGTAATATTAAACTTTGTTCCAAAAGAAGAGCCAGAGGCTAAAGAAGAAGAAATAAAAGATTCAGAGTTAGAGGTTGTCCTAGCACCAAGAAACCTATATTGGGCTGGTGTTGGCAAGTTAAAAGAGGGGTACAATCTTGTATCCAAGCAAGACGCTGAGAAGTGGCTTAGGGTTAAGTCTGTTTCAAGCGCTACCGCTAGTGACCTAGCAAGGAGTTATGGTATCTAAATGAATGTTTTGAGAGTTGCACCTTACCCAATCGTAGTGTCCTTTGATGTGCCCAGTCCATCAGTAGAGTACACTGTCAAGATGATCGACTCCGTAGATGGAACTACTTCAACCGTCGCCATAACATCTGGAGTTGACTCCAAACTGGAGTACTCATTTGCTCTTGATGAGTTGAGGTTTGACAGAGAGTTTGAGGTGCTGATATATGAGAACGGAACCGATCTAATCATAGAAGATCATATATCAATAGTAAGGCCGTATGTAGACCCTACTAAGGTAGCAACTGGAGCAACAGAGATAGCAGAATACAAAAAATATGAGTTTCTTGCCCGTGCCATGATTGATGGAATTGTGACAGACGGATTCTATAATAAGAAGACTCTCCTTACAGCAGAGGGAGAAGGAATAGATATTTTCCCAGTGTGGTCGAAGACAAACAAGGTTCTAAAGGTGTATGAAAACAACGTCCTCATATATGACTCAGCGTCTCTAACAAATGACCAGGTGTTTTCACTAATGGATGATGCCTCTGCAATTCAAAGATTTGAGGTTGATGAATATAATCGCAGTCAAAGCGCTCCAATAAACCTATTTGCTGCATCAGGGAACTTGGCATACTCTGCATCTAGAGGAGGAGTCTTTGCCAAAGGGTCTGATTATACATTCATACTTGATAGTGGATACAAGAGCATTCCATCAGATATTGAGTTAGCAACACTACTTCTAATAGATGACTTAAAGTGTGGAAGACTTGACTACTACAAGAAATTTATCACTGAATACGATGCTGTCGATTTTAAGATCACGTTTGATAGAGGGGCACTAGTTGACACTGGTAACAATATTGTTGACAAGATTTTGAAGAAGTACAAGAGGGATATCTTTAGACCAGGAGTTCTATAGTGGCTTGTTCAGATCCAGACTTTCTTTTCCCACTAAAGGCAGACGTATTTTACTCAAAAATATCACAGGGAGATTTCAACGAAATCAAAAAGGAGTGGATTTATGATGGAGTTATATGCTTAAATGCATCGCCTTTCTCTCGCAGAGGACGACAAGATAGCCCTGCAGAACTTCTTATTCAAAATTCGTCTCTTCTTATCGGGCGAACAAAAACAGATGTGCGATATACGAGTCTTGAGGATAGCGTCCCTCTGACACACATTTTGATAACCAACCTTAGACTAAATTCTGGAGAACTTGTATATAAAGAGACAGCAGGGGTTCGGTCTGGCAAGGGAACAATATTTGAGATTGCAACCTATGAGCCAGCACTGGGACCATTCCAGAGTGTAGAATATTACAAAATGTTATTAAGACGAACAGAAAGCCAGACGGTTGCAGACTAGTGATACTCACATTCGATACTAAATCCTTCGAGCAAAAAATCAACCAGTCCATAGAGTACTCAATGGGATTCCTTGAGGGTGTCAAAGGCGGGGAAAAACAATTTCATGCCAATCTAGGAAGAGGAATTATTGATGGGCTTTCCTTTTATATAGATGCTCATGCAAGAATGAATCCAAGAGCGCTAGAGCACATGTACGAGTGGT